CAACATCTAATGAATCTATAACTATTCCTACAACTGGAAGTGGTTATAATTATACTGTTAAAACAAGTGATGGTCAAGAAATTCCAAATATAACAGGAAACGCTACAATAACTTTTGCAAGTGCTGGTGATTATGATGTAAGTATAAGTGGAGATTTTCCTAGAATTTATTTTAATAATGGAGGTGATAAAACAAAATTAATTGATATTAAACAATGGGGTAATATTGTTTGGACAAGTTTTGAAAGGTCTTTTAGAGGTGCTACTAATTTAACTGGTTCGTTTACAGATGCTCCAAATCTTACAAATGTTACTAATATGGTTTTTATGTTTTTCAATGCATCGTTATTCAATGGAGATATAAGTTCTTGGGATGTTAGTAGTGTTACTAATATGAGTTATATGTTCCGAGATGCATCGTCATTCAATGGAGATATAAGTTCTTGGAATGTTAGTAGTGTGACTAAAATAAATTCTATGTTTAATAGAGCAGTTTCTTTTAATCAACCAATTGGTAGTTGGAATATGAGTAGTGTAACTAATATGAGTGCTATGTTTTTTGGTGCAACATCTTTTGACCAAAACATAAGTAATTGGAATATTACAAGCGTTACAACTTTTGTAAATTTTGCTGCGGGTGTAACTTTTTCAACATCAAATTACGATGCTATTTTAATTGGTTGGGAGGCAACACTACAAGCAGCATTTCCGAATGGTAGTGGATATACACCGAATATCTCAATAAACTTTGGTAATTCGGAATACACTGGAGGAGGAGCAGCAGCAACGGCAAGGGCATCACTAGTAAGTAATTTTGGTTGGTCAATAGTTGATGGAGGAATAGCTTAAAAAATAAATATGAAAGAATTAAAAAATACAAGTGTTTGCTATCCAACCAATGAAATTTGGTTTATATGTTGGGATAACACAAGAACAGAAATAAAGGCTTATGGCTCTATTTTACCTACCCAATGTTTAGAAACTCCTTGGGTTGAAATTGACTATTACGACAATGAAGAACAATGGGCAGAGATACTAATAGAAAACGGAATTAATCCATTTGAAGAAAATTGAAAATGCAAAAAGTAAATTAATAATCGTTATATAAATAATATGAAATCAACTGAAATGTTAAATCAAATTAAAACGCTTCTAAACATCGAGGTAAAACTTGAAGAAATGAAGTTAGAAAATGGAACTGTAGTAAGTGCAGACTCATTTGAAAAAGGAAAAGAAATTTTTATCGTAACTGACGATGAGAAGGTAGCAATGCCTGTAGGCGAATACTTACTAGAAGATGGTAGGTTAGTAGTTGTAGAAGAAGAAGGTACAATTGGAGACATTAGAGAAGTATCAGATGAAGTTCCTGCAAAGGAAACAGAAGAAGGTAAAGAAATTACTGAAGATTTAGAAAAAAAAGAAAAGGAAGAAAAAATGATGGATGAAGAAAACTATGTCACTAAAGATACTTTTAGAGAAATGGAAGATAAAATCCAAAACCTTGAGGATGCGATTGCTGATTTAAAATCTGACAAGGAAGGTAAAATGGAAAAAGAAGATGAAGTTGAAATGGAAGAACAAGCATCTAGACAGCCTAAATCAAGAACCATAAAAGAAGAATTTTCTGAAAAAGTTTCTGAAGAAGTTAATCAAGAAGTTAAAACTGAATTATCAGAACCTGCTTCTAAGCCAATAAAACACAATCCTGAAGGGGAAAGTAAAACAATTAAAAAAGTTGAATTTGGAAAAGGAAAATTCACTTCAACACTAGACAGAGTATTAAACAAATTAAACAAACAATAAAATGAGTACATTTAACTATTTATCAAACGATGTTGAATACAACAAAGTTAGCCAAGTTGCTGTAACAGTAACAGGGGATGTTTCTGAAAGCAAAGCAGGTGTTGACTATAATGTTGCAACTGATGGTTTAACAATTGGATTACCTTTAATTACATCAGGAAATTTAGGTTCTACTTTCTTATTCAGAAACACAGGTGCAGATGCAGCAAACATTGTATCTATTTCACCAAAAAACACAAACAAAATTATTGGTAGTATAGTACTTTCGGGTTCTGTATTTTCAGCAAGTGGAGTTCTAGACAAAGATGTAATTAATACTAAATCAACTGCTTTAAAAGGTGATTACATTGTATTAAGGTCTGTTTCATTGACTGAATATGCTATCATTGGTGGAGTTGGAATTTGGGCATCTGAAGCATAATAATAATAAATAAAAAAAATAAAAATGAGTAACTTAAAAAATGTACAATTAGCAACAGCTACAAACATAACTACCTCATATTCAGGAGAATTTGCAGGTGAGTACATCGCAGCAGCTTTACTTTCGGCATCTACTATTGATGATGGTGGTTTAACAGTAAAAGCAAACATTGCTTTCAAAGAAGTAATCAAAAAACTAGCAACAGGAAACCTAGTAAGTCCTGCAAGTTGTGATTTTTCTCCAAACAGTTCTGTTACATTAACTGAAAGAATTATCCAACCTGTTGAATTACAAGTTAATTTACAATTATGTAAATATGACTTTGTAAACGATTGGGAATCTCAGCAAATGGGCTATGGTTTAGGACAGGCTTTACCTCCTAAATTTTCAGACTTTATGATTGCACACGTTGCATCTGAAGTAGCACAGAATACAGAATTTTGTATTTGGCAAGGTGATACAACTGCAGCAACAAACAATTCATTTGATGGGTTTGAAAAACTAATTGCAGCAGCAGTAGCATCAGGGGATATTCCTGCAGCTCAAGCAATAGGTGGTGGTGTAGCTTTAACAGCAGCTAACATTGTACAAAAACTTTCTGATGTTGTTGAAGCAATTCCTGCAGCATTATACGGAAAAGAAGATTTATTCTTGTATATCGGTTCAAAAGCAGCAAAACTTTATGTTCAAGCATTAGGAGGTTTTGGAGCACAGGGGCTTGGAGCAAATGGTGTTCAAGGAATGGGGACACAATGGTGGAACAATGGTTCATTAACTGTGAATGGTGTAAAAATATTTGTATGTCCTGGGATGAGTGATAACAAAATGTTTGCAGCACAACGTTCTAACTTTTATTTTGGAACAGGTCTTTTAAATTCAACACAAGAAGTGAAGGTTTTGGATATGCAAGATTTGGATGCAAGTAACAATGTAAGAATGGTAATGAGATTTACAAGTGCAGTTCAATTTGGAATTGCTTCTGACATAGTTTCTTATACTTAGAATTAATTAATAATCATAAAAATGGGGTAGGTAGGATTCTACTTACCCTTTTTTTTTAAATCATAAAAATCAATGGCTTGTCTATTAACAACAGGTAGAAAACTACCTTGTAAAAGTGCCTTTGGAGGCATAAAGAAAGTATTATTTGCAGACTATGGAACGATTGCTAGTGTTACAGTAGATGGCACAACAAAAGAAGCAACATTTACAGACGCTTCACCTGCACCGGTATGGTTTGAATTTGATGTAAAAGGTAATTCATCTCTAGAAACAACTGTAACAAGTTCTAGAGAAAATGGAACTACTTTTTATACTCAAACTTTAAATCTAACATTAACATATTTGGATGCTAAAACACAAGCAGAATTGCAAACTTTAGCAGTATCACGTCCGTATATTGTAGTTGAAGACTATTATTCAAACAGATTCCTTTGTGGATTTGAAAATGGAATGGAAGCAACAGGAGGGACTGTTGTCACAGGAGCAGCCGCAGGAGACCTTTCAGGTTTCACTTTAACATTTGAAGGAATGGAAGAAACTGCACCTTATTTCTTAGCAGCAGCACAAGCAGTAACAGCATCTGCATTACAGATTGACCCAACTGCATAGTATTTATTTAGTTAAAATTAAGGCATCCTTTTTAGGGTGCTTTTTTTTTGCTTAATTGATTTTACAAATTAGGTGTTTTTTTTCGTTATATAAATAATGATTATACTAACAACATCGGCAACTGCACAATCACTTTCAATTATACCTAGAAGTTATGTATCTACTTTTACGTTATCAATTAGGGATGATAGCACTAATGTGGTAAAAACTTATAGTATTACTAATGCAGTAACATCAGGTAATTACTTAAATTTTAATAATATATTTGACCCAATATTAGTAGAGAATCATTTTTATGATTTAAGGCTTATTGTTGGAGGTGAAACAATTTATAGAGATAGAATTTTTTGTACAGACCAAACTATAGACCAATCAAACAATGATTATTACGATTTAAACGAAGGTAAATTTACTACCTACAATGGATTTGATAATACATACACAGTAAGATGAAAAAACAAATGAGAAATAGTAATGGGCAATTCAAGAAAGATTCAAAGGTTTCTGAATTTGGATTTGTCAATTTAAGTACATACACAAGTCCTGAAGTTAAGGAAGTAAATGGAGCAGATTGGATTGAATATGGTGCAGACAATAACTACTTTCAATATCTTATTGACAGATATAATGGTTCTCCAACAAATAATGCTGCTATCAATGGAATTAGTCAGGCTATTTATGGTAGGGGTTTAAATGCTACCAATTCAAATAGAAAGCCAAATGAATATGCCCAAATGGTTTCTTTGTTTAAAAAAGATGTAGTAAGGAAATTGTGTTATGACTTAAAATTAATGGGTCAATGTGCTATGCAAGTTATTTATTCTAAGGATAGAAAGACTATTGCACAGATTGAGCATATGCCTATTGAAACTTTAAGGGCAGAAAAGTGTGATGATGATGGGGAAATACCTGCTTATTATTATTATAAAGATTGGGCAAACATAAAAAAATCAGATGTTCCATTAAGGATTCCTGCTTTTGGAATGTCAAATGAAAATATAGAAATATATTACATAAAACCTTATAAATCAGGCTTTTACTACTATTCACCTGTAGATTACCAAGGTGGATTGCAATATGCAGAATTGGAAGAAGAAGTTTCAAACTATCACTTGAATAATATACTTAATGGTCTAGCACCTAGTATGTTAATCAATTTTAACAATGGTACACCTAACCAAAATGAACGACAATTAATAGAAACTAAGATAGCACAGAAATTTTCAGGGACATCTAACGCAGGGAAATTCATTTTAGCATTTAATGACAATAAAGAAAGCCAAGCAGAAATAACACCTGTTCAGCTAAGCGATGCACATAACCAATATCAATTTTTATCAGATGAGGCAGAGTCTAAGATACAGGTTGCACATAGGGTTGTATCACCTTTTTTACTAGGTATTAGAACAAGTTCAGGTTTTTCGAGCAATGCTGATGAAATAAAAACTGCTTCCTTATTAATGGACAATACTGTTATAAGACCATTTCAGGAACTTTTAATAGATTCTTTTGATAATATACTATCTTACAATAATATTAGCTTAAACCTATACTTTACGACCTTACAGCCTTTAGAATTTACTGAGGTAGATAGTGAAATTCAAGACAAAGAAACTATTGAAGAAGAAACAGGTGTTGAAATGCAGAAATTTAATCTTAAAATGATAGATGGAAAAGAAGCATTTGAAACTAAAGAAGAAGCAGAAAAGGTAGCTGAAGAAATGGGCTGTGGAGGTTCACACGAACACGAAGTTGAAGGGGTTGTTTATTTTATGCCTTGTATAAGTCACGAAGAACTTAAAGCACCTTGTTGGGATGGATACGAGCAAAGGGGTATGAAAACCAAAGATGGTAAGAAAGTTCCTAATTGTGTTAAGCTAGAAGAAATAAGTTTAGAATCATTTGGTGAAGATGAAGATTTAACTGAATGGGAATTAATTGATGAAAGGAAAGTTGATTATGAAGCAGAAGAAGCACTAGATTATCAGATAGACCAATTAAATACAAAGGGTAAAAGTTTACTATCAAAGTTATGGGAATTTGTAAGTACAGGCACAGCAAGACCGAATGCTAAGTCTGAACAAGATGAAGATGTAGATGGAACACAGTTTAAAGTTCGTTATCAATATGCACCTTTAAAAGATACCTTTAATGAAGAAGGAGAAAATGTTACTAGAGATTTTTGTTCTAAAATGGTAAAAGCTAAAAAGATATATCGAAAAGAAGATATTGAAATGATGGGTAAACAAGCAGTAAATGCAGGATGGGGACCACGTGGTGCAGATACTTATTCCATTTGGTTTTACAAAGGAGGAGGTGCGTGCCACCATTTTTGGATGAGAAAGACCTATATGAAGAAAGGAAAAGGAAGCATAGATATTAAAAGTCCACTTGCTCCAACTATAAGTGTAAACAAAGCAATAAAGCAAGGATTTAAACCTGAAAAAAATAGTCCATTAGTTGCAAAGCGACCAATTGATATGCCTGACGAGGGATTTTTACCAACTAATAAAAGAAGATAAATGGCAACAGTATTATTTATAAACAGAACAGATTTAGTTCGTAATTCTATAATGGATGGTAATATCTCTACTGACAAGTTTATTCAGTTTGTGAAGCTGTCACAAGAAATTGACGTTCAGCAGATTATGGGAACAGATTTATACAATGGTTTAACTGTAGCAATGCCAAATATTGATGATGTAGGAAATGCAAGATGGAAAACAATTTTAGATGACTATATTGTACCAATGTTAATTTGGTATTCACAGGCAAACTACTATCCATTCGCAGCATATCAGGTTAAGCAAGGAGGTGTTTTCAAACATACATCAGAAAATTCTGTTTCAGTAGATAAAAATGAAGTTGATTTCTTGGTAGAAAAGGCTAGAACGAATGCAGAATGGTATTCTAGAAGGTTCATTGATTTTATGAGTTTTAATCAAACTACATATCCTGAATATACTAGCAATACAAACGATGATATTTATCCAAGTTATGAAGCAACTTTTAATGGTTGGGTTTTATGATATACAAACCAAAAGAAAAGAATATTAAAAAGCTAAAGGTTTTTTTAAAAAAGAAAAGTAAGAAAAAAATTGTAAAATAAAATGGCAAACGAAATTTATAATACTAGTGCGTGGGGAAGTCCTATGGAAATTGGATGGGGAAGTATTTATTATCGATTTGCTTTTCCTAGTGCTATACCTGCATTATTAGTTACTTTACAAGGCAGGGCAGCATACTATGAAAACGTTACTTGCACAACTGCAACATTAACCGAGTTAGAAATAATAGAATAGTATGGCAGATAATTTATTAGATAAAGCGTCAATATTACTTACACCAACTGCATACGACAATGGTAGTATGTTAAGCATTAAGCCAACTAACGGAGATGGGGATTTTACTTTTTCAAGAAATGGAAATGGAAGTAGAGTTAATTCAAGTGGTATTATAGTTACTGAAGGCGCAAATTTACCGAGAATAAATTATGAGAATGGATGTGGTAGTTGGTTGCTTGAGCCACAGAGTACCAACATATATTTAAATTCTGAAACATTATCAACGCAAAATAATACAACATTAGCAAGTACTTATACTGTTTCATTTTACGGAACTGGCACAATTACCTTTAGTGGCACACATACTGGTAGTTTGGTTGGCACAAGTCTAACTGATAGAGTTTCAGCTACTTTTACAGCTACTGCTGGAACTTTAACAAGTACAGTTACTGGAACAGTTACAAAAGGACAATTAGAACAACAATCCTACGCAACAAGTTACATTCCCACTTTAGGAGCATCATCCACAAGGCTTCAAGATTTAGCAAGTGGTTCAGGGAACTCTACTTTGATAAATTCTACAGAAGGAACTCTATATTTTGAGGGTGCGACTTTGGTTAATAGCGGCTCGAATAGATACATTTCTTTACTTGGTGGGTCAAGCAGAATAAGCATATTATTTAGAACGTTAGCAGGTATAATAAGGGTAAACGGAACAGGTTTTTCAAACATAGATGCTACAGGAATTTCGCAAGACAATAACAATAAAATTGCAGTATCTTATTCAGCATCAGGTATCAAGTTGTTTATCAATGGTGTTTTAAAAGACTTCAATACGGATAATCCTAATTTCTCTAATAATAGTTTAAATTCTTTAGATTTTGACTTAAATGGTACTAGCCACTTTTTCGGTAAAACAAAAGCACTAGCAGTCTTCAAAGAAGCACTAACAGATGCAGAATTAACAGCTTTAACAACAATTTAATGAATATTTACAAAACAGTATTTGATACAGAGCAACAAGGTAAAGATAATTTAATTTCAAAAGATGTATGGGCTGAAGTAACAGAAGAAGGTGTTACATCAATGCAGTACATCAACGGAACAAAAGCAGTTGTTTACATTGGAAAAGTGGTAAAGACTCCAGCAACCTATGATAAAGATGGACACGAAATATCACCTCCAATTTACTACGATGGTGTGGCTTATGATATAATGTCATCTGATACCTTAGACTTTGGAAGCAATGAGGTGTATCCAGGCGATGCATCAGCTCATCAGTTCTATGGATTTCCAAGAAACGCAGAAGTTCCAAGACCATAAAAAATATATAAATTATGAAAAGAATCAGTAAACACATTTCTTACAAGGAAGCAACAAATTCAAATTATGCTCAACAGAATGGCATAAAGAATAAGCCAACAAAAGAACATATTGAAAATATGGAAGTATTAGCTGAAGGGGTTTTTGAACCACTTAGAGAATGGGTAGAAGGACCAATTAGAGTTAATAGTATGTTTAGGTCTTTAGAATTAAATACTGCCTTAAAAGGCTCTATTACATCATCACATATGAAAGGTGAAGCCATAGACATAGATTCAATGGGTGGAAAGACAAATCTTGAAATGTTTCATTACATCAAAGACAATTTAGATTTTGACCAATTGATTTGGGAATTTGGAGATGAACCAAGATGGTTACACGTTTCTTATAAAAAAGAAGGAAACAGAAAGCAGGTATTAGTTACTAAAAAGCAAGGGGTTTATTATACTTGGGTTGATTAAAAAAATTGTTAAGATATGCCAATACCAAACAAAAAAATAGGTGAAAAGCAAAGTGATTTTATGATTCGTTGTGTTCCACAGGTAATGCAGTATCACGATAAATCTCAAGCTATAGCCATTTGTTATCGTTCTTTTCAAGGTAAGATGATAAATTTAGAAACTTACAATGACTACCCACAAAGTGCAAAGAATAATGCTAAGAAAGTTCTAAGGTGGAGGGATAAACACAAAGGTGAGGTTAAGGGTATGACACAGGTTGGGTGGACTAGGGCAAATCAATTAGCAAAGGGTGAAAATATAAGCAGGGAAACTATTGCTAGAATGTCAGCATTTAGGAGACATCAAAAGAATGCAGAAGTAAGTCCTGAATTTAAAAGCACACCTTGGAAAGACAAAGGTTATGTTGCTTGGTTAGGTTGGGGAGGAACATCAGGTATTAATTGGGCAGCTAAAAAGCTACAACAAATTGACAAGAAATGATAACCGATTACAAGACTATAATTATAAACCTCAGTACATTTACAATTTCAATGACCCACATTGATGTAGGATTAAAGATTATTTTATTAGCTATTACGATTGGATACACTATTCAAAAATGGTATTTATTAAATAAGAATAAAAAAGAATAATATGCCAAAGAAAAAATTCTCAGAAACTAAGGTTGGTAAATTTCTTAAAGGTGCAGCACCTAAACTTTTAAACATAATAGGTGATGCATTTCCATCTGTAGGTATTTTAAGCAAGGCTAAAGACTTAATTCAAAAAGATACTAATATATCAAAGGAAGATAAAGATATTGCTTTAAAACTGCTTGAAATAGATGTAATGGAAATGCAGGAGGTGACTAAGCGTTGGGAATCAGATATGGCTTCAGATAGTTGGTTATCTAAGAACACAAGACCAATGACTTTAATATTTTTGACTGTATCAATGATTTTTTTAATCCTGTTAGATTCTTTAAATATTGATTTTGGAGTAGATAGTCAATGGATAGATTTACTTAAATCACTTTTAATAACTGTTTATGTTGCTTATTTTGGTTCTAGAGGTGTAGAAAAGTTTAAATCAATGGGAAAGTAATCTTTAATTATAATTCCTAAGTCTTTATTTTTATTATATTTATATTTATTTTTATTATATTTGTTTTAATATTTATTTTTAGATATCTGTAGTAAATAAAAAATTCAAATTTATTATTTTTATTCTACAAAAAAAAATCTTTTAATCAAAAATTTAAAATTATGAAGTTTAAACTAGATGTAAAACACCTTTACAAAGAAGATAAAAAAGAAGAAAAAGATATGTATTCAATTAATTTTGAAACATACAATGGAAAGGTAGATGGTAAATTTGAAAGAAGTGATATCAGACATATTATTGAAATCTTAGACAATGCCATCTAGAAAAAAACTTACTAGAAGCAAATTAGTTAAAAAGTTAGATACTGTATTTAGCCAATATATCAGACTTAAAAATTCAGATAATGAAAAAGCTACTTGCTTCACCTGTGGAAAAGAAGACCATTGGAAGAAATTGCAGAACGGACATTTTCAATCTCGTAAACATTATTCAACTAGATGGGATGAAATAAACTGTCAGGTACAATGTGCAGGTTGCAACGTTTTTAAATATGGGGAGCAATACAAATTTGCTGTAAACCTAGATGCTAAATATGGTGAAGGAACTGCAAGAAGATTACACATTAAGGCACAGCAGATAGTAAAAATAGCAGACTTTGAATTAGAAGATATGATAAAAAGATATAAAACCTTTGTAGAATCAATGTAAATCACTACATTTGAACGTTCTGTTCTGTTAAAGAAAGGGGGTAAAATTAATTTTTTATCCTTTTTTTTTGTCTTTTATAGTTAGTTATTAAATTTTTTGTGTATATTTGTTTAATATTAATAAATAAAACAGAACAAAATGAAAAATTCAGCAATTATTACAGAAGCTTACAAAAGTAACAACAGAACTTACAGAATGCTAATATCTTTATTAGATAAATGGCAAGATAAAAGTTACGATTTAACAGATGAAGAATGGTCAACTATTAAATCTTATAAAACGCTTTTAGATTTGTTTTTTAATGATAAATCAGAGATAGAAAAAATAATAAAAGCTAACGAGGAAATACTAGCAAAAATATAAAAACTAACGAGGGGGGTAAAACCTCCCTTTTTAAACAGAACAGAATGGAAACACAAAGAACAACATTAAGTAAGGAAATTAAATCCTTAGAAGAACAGCTTAAAGGTGCTGTATTAAATGCAGATGCTTTTGAGCAGATTGCAATTTACAGAAGGTTAGAAATAGCAAAATCAACATTATTAAATCTAGATTAAGATGGCTATAAACTTTTCAAACCAAACAACCTCAACGATTATTCAGGAGTACGAATATAGAGTTCAAGCATTGCTGAGCAACTTAGAATGTTTAGAAGCACAAATAGAAGTTATGAATCAAAATCAAAATCAATGAACAGAGAAAAATTAGTAGAACTTTACAAAAAGTATGATTTGCAAAAGGATGATGTTTACAAGCATCAGCATTATGTGATTATCACAAGACAAGGGATTGAAAAAATCCAAGCAAAAGAAAACATCACTATAACTTATGAGGTTGTAAGATGTGAAACTAACTTTGCAGTATTTAAATCTAAGGCATTTATTTCAAGTAAACCTACTACAGTATTAGAAACTTTTGGTAGTGCTTTAAAAGCAGCTAATTACAAAGATGGAAACTGCAATAGTTGGTATGTTGCTGAGATGGCAGAGAAAAGGGCATTAAGCAGGGCAGTTTTAAAACTTACAGGCTTTTATGAACTAGGGGTTTTTGGTGAAGATGAATCAGAAGATTTTAAAAAGAAATAAATATTAACAACTAAATAAATAAACTATGAGTACATTAATTAAAGGGTCAATTAGAGTTGACAAATTACCAAAGGAAAAATTTGTAAAAGGAAAAGATGGAGCAGTATATTACAATTTAACCATATCAGTTCAAGATGAAACTAGATATGGTAATAATGTTGCTTTTATGGATAGTCAAACCAAAGAAGAAAGGGATGCTAAAGTTAAAAAAAATTACTTAGGAAATGGAAAAGTATTTTGGACTGATGGAAATATTACTTTAGCAGAAAAAGAAGATGCACCTGCAAATGTTG